TGAAAGCTTGGCTAACGCGGAAGCAGTAGAAAAAGGATTGCAACTTAAAGAGTATGACGCAGTTCTTAAAAACATGAACGAAAAAATTAGAATGCAAGGCGAAGAAGACCAAAGAGAAATTGTATTGTGTTTTATGCTTTCTATTAATCGTGAAGAATGTTTTTTACTTTCTCTTGAGGAATGGACTAAATGGGCGAAAAAATGGTTAGATAATGAAGATAGGACTAAAGAAGCTGCTGACAAAGCTTATAAAATTGCTTCTGATGCTGTAAATCATTTGCCACAAGCTTTTCATATTTGTCGAGCCAATATTGCGTCTTGCTGCGTTTTATATCAAGAAAACAGTTCTGCTAATTGCACAGACAATACTGTAAGTTTAATTAAAGAACTTCTTAATTGCATTTTCCCTCGCGTTTTAAAACAAACAGAGGAAAGATTGTTAAATATAATTTCCAATAAAAAATAATATGATTATATCTCTTAAAATGGCATCAAAGAAAGGCTTTCCAGTAAATGATGACTTTATTGCTAAGTTCTGTAAAAAGATGGGTTGGAAAAAATCTTTGACTAAAATAGAAAAAGAATTTTTTAAAGAAATGTTCGCTCATGTTGTAGCCACCTTTTTGGAAATTAATGAAACTAAAGAATCTAAGACTGGCAGAAAATGCAAGAAATAGACCCTAAAATACTAAAGAATTTAGAGGCTTTAAAAAATGATTTTATTTTAAGGTGCAAAACCTTTTATAAGATTAGTGCTACTGCTGGCGGCTTGATTGATTTTGAGTTAAACTCTGCTCAATTATATCTGCATGAAAAACTAGAAGAAATTAAGAAGAAAAAGGGTTATGTTAGGGCAATTATTGTAAAAGGTCGCCAACAAGGCATCACAACCTATACTACTTGCCGCTTTCTTGACAGGATTTTGTTTAATAATAATATTAAAGTTAAGTTAGCTGCTCATAGTCGCGATTCTGTGTCGGAGTTGTATAAAATGGTTGGAGTTTATTATAGTAACTTGCCTGTTGAATTACAAAGAAGAAAGATTGTTGATAATGCTTCTAGTCTTATATTTGATAATGGTAGTGAATATTCTATTGCTACGGCCTCTAATCCTGATGTATTTCGTGGAACTACTCCCCAATTAGTGCATTTATCAGAGGTTTCCTCTTATGATAAGAAAATTGCACCTGAATTGATGGCTTCTTTACAACCTGCGGTTCATAGAGTTGATGGAACGGAAATTATTATTGAGTCAACTGCTAAGGGTAGAGATAATGTTTATTATGATTACTGTAGGAAAGCTCTTGAGGGTAATAGTGAGTATGAATTAATCTTTATTCCTTGGTTCTGGCAGAAAGAATATAGAGAGAAAGATACTTCTGGATTAAAATTGAGTGATGAAGATAAAGTTTATCAGCAAAATTATAGCCTTGATGATGGTCAGATGATGTGGCGACAGCTTACTATTTCTAGCTTTTCTGTCTCTCGCAAAGATGAAGGTTATTCAGCGGAAGATATCTTTAGGCATGAATATCCCGCGACCATTAACGAAGCATTTTCAACTAGTTTTGTTAGTTCATTTTTCGATAATAATAAATTAATTCAAGCCACAATTGGTGAAGTGCCAGTTCAAAACTACCATAAAACTATTGTAGGACTTGATGTGGCTGGTTCTGGTAAAGATAGGACTGTGTTTTCTTTTAGAAAAGGTCGTCATCATTTTAAAACAGAAATCTATAAACATTGGGACACTAAAGCTATCATTGCTAGAGCTGTTGAGATTCTTAGTGAAATACCTGGCTGCGTTATTATTGTCGATAAAGGCTATAATCCTGCTGTTTGGGAAGGTTTGGTTGATAGATGCGGAAGTGATAGGATTATGGGTATTCACTTCGGTCAATCTGCTGATAATCCTAATAAGTTTGCTAATAAAAGAGCGGAAATGTATTATAGATTAAGAGAGTGGACAGAAGATTATCCAGTTAAGATAGAAGATGACCCTGAATTATTAACAGAATTATTAGCAATCGATAGAAAACCTCCTGATGTTAATGGTAGAATATGTTTGATTTCCAAAGAAGAAATTAAAAATAAGATTGGTGTTTCTACTGATAAGGCAGATGGCTTAGCTCTTACATTTGGCTATCTATTTCCTACTTATGACGAGATGTTTGGAGATGAGCAAGAAGAGGAAATTCAATATAGTGGTAGAAATTCTATAACTGGCTATTGACAATCAAAAAAGTATTGTATAAATTTACTACATATAGCGTTTTAATACATATAGCGTTTTGATACAATCATGGCAGAATTAGATAAATATACTACTGATATTGATGAGCAGATTGACACATCTCCACAGCAAGAGGTTGATGATGGTGTTTCTTTTAATAGAATCTTAGAAACAGATAATATTGCTACCATTCTTACTGATGTAGATGCAACTGATGTAGTTGAAAATGTATTAAATCGCTACAAGATAGATTATCAAAGTAGGGCTGGCAAAATTGAAGTTTTGAAGAAAATTGTTAAATTGGCAATTTCTCAAAACGAATATAAGGATTTTCCTTGGCCTGATGCTTCTTCTGTTATTATTCCTCTTATTTCCACCGCGGCTTACGAATTTAACGCAAAATCTTACCCAGAAATATTTAATGATGGCTATATTGTAAAGCCAAAGATTTATGGTAATGATGATGGTGAGCCTATGGTTAATGTGGCTGGTGAGCCTATGGTTGACCCTGAAACTGGCGAACCGTTTTTGCAGAATGTAGGAGCTAAGTTAAAAGCTGGTAATAGAGTTGCTGCTTATTTGAACTACCAACTAAATGAGGAGCTGGAAAATTGGGAAGAGGATTGTGATAAATTGTTAATTGCACTTCCTACAGTAGGAACTATGTTTAAAAAAACATATCCTGACTTCGAAGGTAATCCTTGCGTAGATTTAATTTATCCTGATAAGGTTATTATTAATGATTTTGCGGTCAATCTTAAAAAAACTCCTGTAAGTCATTTAATAGAATATTACCCGCAGGAAGTAATTGAAAAAATCAGAAGTAATGAATTTATTGATTTTGATTACGAGATAGAGCAAACAGATGCGCCAACTATTGTATCTTCCGATTTGGAACAAAGAAACAGCGAAGAAGATACTGGTAGTAAATATGATTCTGGAACAGTTGGTTTTCTAGAACAATGCTGCTGGCTAGATTTAGACAAAGATGGCTACCCAGAGCCTTATACAGCTACAATTCATTTAAATTCTAGCACTTTAGTAAAATTAAATAAAAGATTTTATAAAGAAAATGTTAAAAGAAATAAAGAAGGCAAAATTCAAAACATTATTGCAGAAGAATATTATGTAAAGTATGGTTTCCTTCCTTCGCCTGATGGTTCTTTTTATGATTTAGGATTCGGTCATTTATTATTTAATACAAATACTGCAATTAATTCTTTGACAAACCAGTTGATTGATTCGGGAACATTGCAAAATCTTGGTGGTGGCTTTATTGCCAAAAGCATGAAAATAGCTGGTGGAGCTAAAACTATTAGGCAAGGACAATGGAATATTGCAGATAATATGGGCGCGCCTATGAAAGATGCGATTGTTCCATTGCCAGCCCCAACTCCTTCTCAAACACTTTTTTCAATGCTTTCTTATTTATTAGAAGCTGGAAAAGAATTAGCTGCTTTGAGAGATATTGTAAGCAATGAATCGGCAGGAGCTATGGCCCCTACTGTTATGATGGCTCTAAGTGAGCAATCACAAAAACATTTTAGAGCAATTTTTAAAAGGATTCAGCTTTCTCTTAAAAAAGAATTTAAGAAAATTCTTGATATCAACAGAGCATTTCCAAATCTTAAAAAATATGCTAAGGCACTACAAGTATCAATTGATAAAGTTGATGTAAAAAGAGATTTAGAGCAAGGTAAATATTCTATAGTGCCAGTTGCTGATTTAAATAGCCTTAATAACACTTCAAGATTAGCTCAAGCGGCATTGCTAAAAGATTTTATTGGTAATCCAAATTTAGACCAAATGCTTCTTTTAAAGAAGATATTTTCTCCATTTAATATTGATGAGATTGATAAACTTGTTATTCCACTACCTCCACAACCACCTAGCGCAGAACAGATATTAGCGCAAGTTCAATTGCAAGACGCGCAAAATAAAGGTATTGATTTGCAAATTAAACAAACTCAAGCCGCTGTTGAAGTTGAAAAAGCAAGATACGAAATTCAAAAAACAATAGCAGAAATAGAAAAAACTAGAGCAAGCTCTATTGAAAGCTTGGCTAACGCGGAAGCAGTAGAAAAAGGATTGCAACTTAAAGAGTATGACGCAGTTCTTAAAAACATGAACGAAAAAATTAGAATGCAAGGCGAAGAAGACCAAAGAGAAATT